AGTGTTCAAATATATGATATATATCTTTTAAAATAAGTATCATCAAACCGAACACTTGCACTAACCTATTTAGGCTATTACACAAATTATACTGCTACAGAAACTTGTTATGCTGTTCCAATCGGTGTAGGTGCTACAGGCGTAATAAATGCAAGCTATACAACTACAGGTACAGTATTACACTCTGTTAGAGCTGATAGTAGTGCTGGTTATGGGGATTATGGAACATCGAAGTCATACTCGGGCGGTGGAGGTGGTGCTATCGCTATTGCTTCACTAGTGTTACTTGAAGCTGGTCAAACAATTAGTAGAGGGCTGATATTTAAAATTGAATAAAACAAAATAGTCATATTCTATCGGACATTTGACTGTAAGGCGTTTAAGAGAGTGCTATTATTTTTATTATTTAAATCCATTTGGTGCTACTACAACTATAAATGCTAAAGCACCTCCGCCCGAAGCATTAGGGACATTCCAACTTACAGTTACAATGCCTGTAGAAGCATTATAACTTCTATTAATAGTTTTTACAGCAAAACTATCTCCACTACGGTTTAACCTGGAGCCAAACCTAGTAATACCACATACAATATTAGTATCAAGTTCAAAGTTTTCATAGCCTGGCACACTACTAATATCAACTGTACCACTACTACCGCTTCCCTCTCCAGTTGAAGAAGTTGCATACGTAAATAAATAAGTTTCTGTTCGGTTTGATGATACTTATTTTAAAAGATATATATCATATATTTGAACACTACTTGTATTGCTAGGAATATAAAATGCTATATGTGTTCTATTGGTAATACTGCTAATATCTACTTCAAAAGGGAATGATGATATTGTTTGGGTTGTTCCGTTTGATTGTTCTAAAATCAAATTGGAAGTGCTTGATGAACCTCTTGCAACTCTAAGTGTTTGGTATTCATCTAAATTAGTTTTATAAAGCCATAAAGATTGACTAGCGTACCTAGTGACAAGACTTGTATGAAAGTCCGTTCCTCCAGATTGACAATCAAAAAATGCCATAATAAATTTCCTCTCTTTCTTAATTTTTTAATCTTTATTAAAGTTTCAAAGTTTTATTTAATACGTCTAAATCGTACTATTTTTTTATTCATTTATAGGGAGCGTTTATTTCAAACACTCCCTATATATATTTAAATTTATGTTATATTAGAATAGAATACTCTAACTACAACATCTGCATCTTGTTTATCAAATGTCACAGTCAAAGTCGTTCCACTTAAACTAAGATTTGTAGGGTTTACTCCCCATGTATCAGTCTGTACTCTAAATCCCGTAGTTGAGCCAAAATTACTATTAGTAAATGTTAAAGTAGTTTCACCTGTTGCCAAAGTTGCCGATACATAACTACTCAAATTTACTAAAGCCGCACTTACACTAGCACCTACACCACTAAAATCAGAGTTACCAATTTCTTCTGCAAATGCTTTACAGCCAAGTGGGATGTTGTCTTGCGTAACTGCCAAGGCTGTACTTGCGGAATTGATACAACTTGTTTTCTGTAAGAATAAATTTACAATAGCACTGCCACTAAATGTATTGGTGCTACTAGCTTCGGAAATACTTGTAACCAAGTCGGTATCGCCACCAAACTGAATACGAGAAGTTCCGTTGTCTACGTAAATTTTATATGTTTCTGTATTAAATAGGATAGCACCATCTGTAATAGATATATTGGCTAATTCAGATGTAGTACCCCTACGAAAAATTACGTTTGCCATCTGTTTCCTTTCTGTGTATATTTTTTATAGGTCGGCTGAAAAATCTAAATATGAAGTACTATTTCTTACATTTAATTCACAACCCTCTCCTGCAACTAATCCACTTGAAGTACAGTCTAATTTAACGTGTATGCTATTAATAGTATTAATTGAGAGTGCGGTAACTGCTGGACCCGCATCACCTATTCCATTAGCGTGTTGTATTCTTATTGTACCTGTTAAAGTTAATGTCGGTTGTGTTCTCATTGGTACAGGTAATACGGTTGTTATCCATGCTGTAGTGGAAGTTTGCGCAAATCCAGTTCCTACACTACTAGTTCCAAAGAAACGAACAAAATATCTCTGACATTTAGCAAGCTCCTGCTGATAATTTGGAGCTGTGTCTTGTGCAAGAGTTGATACTGAACCAAGTTCAAGTTTGACTGCTTTGATTGCCAATGTCTTATTAACCTTACAAGTAATTCCTAACATTGGATAGTTACCAGATGCAGAGCTATATTGGAAATAAACACTAAAATCATCTGTGTCTATAACTATCTTATCAGCACCGTTTTTACTAGGGAAAACATCTGTACCATTGTAAATAGTACCATCTGAAAGCATAATTGATGCGGTCATTGTTTTTCCGCTAAAGCCTACATTCTCTTCAAATCTCTCACCAATAATAAGGAATCCACCATTACTTGTAAGTGTTACAATATTATTGGCAACAGCAACATCTCCACTACTCGGATTGTATCTAACTGCCCATCTATCTACTACATGAGTTCCGACACTTGGATTTGTATAACTGCTCTGCCCCCTCTGATTTACTGTAAACCAAGGGTTATCAAGTAGGTTAGGATTACTAATAGCTTGAACATATGGAGTTATTTCTTGGTTTGTCATAGAGTAAGGTTCGTAATCAGCGCTTTTATCTGTTGCAAGACGAATCATTGGCTTAACAATAACATTATCAAATGTCTGACCAGATAGATAGAAAATCCTATAAACCACTATTGTATCAACATTTAACGTAAATGTTTTTTCTGCGCTGTTCGCTGTATTTGCAATATTTGTAGATTGACTTTCATTTGTAATCTGAGCATACAAATTAGGATTTGCACCAATACCACTTGAAAGTATATAACTACCTGCCTTTAATAGCATTGAATCATTCATTATAAATGACCAAGCAGCTGTTGATGTTCCATTAACTGTTATAGAACCATCTAAATTAACAGTAAAATCCAAACCTGTTAAACCTGTTTGTGATGGCTTTGTTATTTTACCGATATTATGACCGCTAACCTTTGCCCTTGTTGCAATTTCCGCTTGACTATTTGTACTCAATGCACTTAAAGCATCTTCTACAGTAGTTTCACCCTCAACAGCACTTTCTAATGCTTTAGTTTGATAAGGTGTTAAATCAATACTACCACTTTGTAAGTCAAATAAGAAAGTATTAGGTTGACCACCATATACAACAACTGCATTATCACCCGTATGGATTGTTTGACCCGCACCGCCAATAAATAAATTAGTAGTTACACCATCTTCTGTAATTTTATATACATTACCAATATTAGCAAGTACCAATAAATCTGATGTTAATTCAGCAATAGTTTTACTTCCACTTGGATGATATGCACCATATACAGCACTTGTAATTGCACTATAAACACTAGATGAAATAGGCACATCTGTATTATCGGGAGATACATAAGGTGTAACATTCTTTTGACTTGCAGTACCTAAACTATCTCTGTCTACGAGTTGGTTTGTGCTAGAAGCATCAGAAGGGATTACATCTGTGATTTCAGTAATCGCATTAGTAATAACCTTATTCTGTACAGGATTTTCACTACTATCGCTAAGTGCGCTATCTATTAAAATATCTTCTGAAAACTCAATCTGTTTCCAATAATATAAATCATTCTCTGAGTCATACACAGCTTTATAGAAATATCCGTTTGTATATGTACTAGTAGTAGTTCCATTATACTGCACAATTTTACCTAAGTTATCTTGCGCACTTGGCATTGTTGAATATTGAATAATATCTTGCTTTTCATCCAATGCTGATTTAATAACTTTGTTCTGTACAGGATTTTCACTTGTACTATCAATTGCACTATCTACTGTTACTGTGGCATTGAAAATTACTTCTTTCCACTGATATTCTCCAAGGGTATCATCGTAAATACAGCGATAAAACATATTCTGAGTATAAGTACCTGTTGTTCCAATGTACTGATATACATAACCTAGATTATCCGCACTAGCTGTAGGCATATTACTATACTGAAATTGCGACTGCATCTGAGCAATAGCTGTATATACACCACCACTAGCTACAGGATTATTCGACAAAGATGTAGGGAAACTATCTATTGTCAATGTATTCTGTTTTGCGGCTAATAATGTATCTACTTGTGTTTTAGTATAATAATTTGATAAGTCAACAGTAGTTGAACCAATCAAAACCCAACCATTAGCAGTATAGAGATATTGGCTATATACGTCTGTAGTTTCTGTTGGTAAGAAATAAATAACATTAGACTGTCCTTCTGTTGGTAGTTCTTCTACGATTTCAATAGTAACACCAACAGTCGAACCGATTAAATCTTCTACTTCTGTTTTTGTATATGTTTCACTTTTTAAGTAATAATTCTGTAAATTACTTACGGCAGATGTGATTAGAGTAAGCGCAACAGCTTTATCTGTTACTGTTGCTTCTGTGCCGTTTATTATCAATTTTTCGATTACGTTAACTTGTGCATTATCTTCAATGTTTGATAATTTATCCTTTTCAGCGGTTGTAAAATCCTCTGTAGATAAACCTTTCCCACTTTCTTTATCAACCTTATTATTTAAGGCATTTGTGATAACTTTGTTTTCAACGGGATTAGAACTTGAAGTAGATAATGCAGTATCAACTATAGTAACTGCATTGATTTTTCCTGCACTAATTACATTACCATTTGATAATGTAAATGTAAGATTATTGTTATCATCAACGTTTGATGATACTACAGATATTCCCGAATCGCCTTTACTACCATCCATTACATCGAATGATACTGTTTGAGATGGATTATCAGTGGTAAATGTGATTCTATGACCACCTGTAATAACTGTTGATGAGAAAGTTGGTGTTTCACCATCAGATACAGTTAATACACTAGTATGTGTAACGTCTGATGTGTCTTTCCATGAGAAAGTAATATCATGTGTACCATCTGAGTTATCCACGATAGATGTGATGCTACAATTCGAGCCTTTAATAGCTCCAAGTCCTATGACTGTATCATTTGTATATTTTCTGGAAAGCGCATAAGAAATGACATCCATATTCTATTGTTCCTCCTTATATTATGATGGTAAAATCCATGAATTAGTATCTTCATCAAAGAAATAAACATCTCCTGTGTCTATTTCAACATAAGCATCTTTTGTATAAAAAAGATTTCCATTTACACCATTAACAGGTTTAGTATCTGTAGATTTTCCAAAGAGTGTCTGAGCGTTTTCTCCATTCCTAATCATAATATTGCCCTCATTATTTAATTATTTGTGTTACTAGATAACTAATTACACCAATTGTTAATACTACATTAACGAAATTATCTCTAATCCAAGACATTATATCGAACTTAGATTTTTCTTCTACAGCTTTAAGATTATTTCTAACTGCATCTATTTTGTTTTCGAGCTTATCAATATTTGAATTGGAATTCTTTACGTTCATACTCAATTCCACCATTGTCTTAGTTGTTTCGTCAAGTGTATTTGATAGTTTATCTAGTACCTTTGTGTTCTGTTCAATTATAACTTTATTTCCACGCAATTCAGATTTAATTTCTGAAATGTCGGCTTTAATATCAGAAATATCGTGGTGTTCGATATTATCTATTCTTTTTCGTAACTGTATTAAATCGTCTATACTTATATTTTCATCAACCATCATTTCTCTCCCGTTATTAAGAAGTAGAAATTATCTAAGTTGTTATATTCATTATATAATATAAATTCTTAGTTACTGCGTTGTACTATATAATGCGAACTTAGATTTAAATAGGTACAACGATAACCATAGAAACACATATTAAGAGCGTTATTTAATTAAACGCCCATATGTTTAATTAAACCTCGTTCTCACTATTGTTGTTTTCTACTTTATTTTTTCTCTTTTTAGTTATTTTCTTAGCTTCATTATTACTCACAAAAGGAGTTAAAGAACCTATATACGTACCATCATTGTTCTGTTGAATGTAAATATAATTAATAATACCATCGAGGTCGTCACATTTTACCTTGACAACTGTATCTCCTAATTCAGCGTAAGCATATCCGTTCTTGACAAATCGAACATAATAAGCACCATTAGGGATTGATTTTTTATTATTTTCTTTCTTAATCATACATTCCTCTGATTTATCGTTGTATATGTATTTATTAACTTTTAAACAAAGTTTAGAATAAACACATAGGTCATTAGTTATCTTACAATAAAGTTTCGGTCTATTTGTTTCTGTTTTTTTATAAAATCCATGTTGACACGACATTTTATTTCACCTATAATAACAAAAAAAGGGAGTAACAAGAATTTATTTCCGTCCTCCCTTTTATTATTATTTATTTATTATATTAAGCTACTGTTACAACTGCATTAGCTGAAATTGTTGGTTTATCAGTAATTACAGCTTCGATAACAGCTTCACCACTAGCTACTGCTGTAACTACACCACTTGTTGATACTGTAGCTACAGACTGTGTACCAGATGTAAATGTCAACAGTGAGTTATCAATTACTGTTGGAGTTGTACCATCATTGTAGATACCATATACTACAAGTGTAGCTGTTTCTCCACTAGCGAGGTCAATGTCTGAGTTCTCGATAGCGATTGCTACAATGTTATCTACAGGTGACTTACCATAGATAATCTCTGAGATAATAGCATAATAGCCATTGTTCTCACAACCTGCGTCGCTTGTAAATGTTGCAAGTGCAGAGCCATTCAGAGAAGATGTTGATACGCCACTTGATGTAAGTGAAAATTCTTGATTTCCATCAAGCTGAAAATTTGGTATGCGAATTTGGATTTCACCAACCTGTGAAGAGCTTGAATAACTTGTAGCTGTTGTACCACTCTTGTAAAGTGGAAGTGTCATTACTGCATATACAGTTGATGGAATAAATGTTGATGAAATAGTAAATTCTCTTGCTGAATCAGCATTATAAAAATACTTAACACAAACTACGTCACCTACTGCAAGACCATTTACTGTAGCTGTAGTAGCTGAATCCATAACTACTGCTGTATAAGCTGAATCATCGTCTGTTGACTTCTTATACCACAACATCAGAGAGCCATTAAACTTAACTGCACTCTGAGAAATTGTAATTGTATTAGCTGTAGTAATTGTAATCTGCTCATTTGTAATTACGTCTGAACCTGCTGTAATAGAACCACCACAGTTAAGAGCAAGATACTCTAAGTCAAAGAGCTGGTCTGTAAGAGTAAGTGAAAACGCTGAATCGTGATAGTACTTGGCTAAAAGTCTATTTCCTGTGCCACCTCTTACTTCTTCTGCCGTTACAGCAAAAGACATACTCTGTTCTGAGAGGGTTTTAGATGTAACTATAAGAGCATTATTTGATGGGTCGAAAAGCTGTACTGTTCCGACTGATGCCATTACATATGCCATTATTTATTTCTCCTTATTATTATAATTAAATATACTTTATGTTATCCAAGTTTAGCTTTTGTATCTTTAATGAAACTATCTGCATCCTTGAAGATTTTATCTAATATATCTATCTTCTTTTCAAGCAATGGGTGTATTATTTCACCTTTAGTTTCATACTTTTGACTAGATTGGATAATTTTGTTTGACAAATATAAATCACATTCCAAAGCCGTTGAATAGACTTGTGAGAAAATTCTATAAGACATTTCGTTTAATTGTTGTATGGAGATTCCGCTCTTCATAATAACATAAACTTTCTTCTCTTCTAAAGTAGGCTCTTGTGTCCTACCATTATTTTGAAGTTTATAATAATCACTGATAAGTTGTTGAATATCGCTTGACATTTTCCGATTGTCGTAATTAACTAAATTATAAGTTAATATTATTTGAGAAATCTCATCAAATTCTTTAGATGAGATTTTGCCTATTTGCTGATTCTGTTTATCATCTATTATTAAAAAAGTCCTACCATCTAGCTTTTTCATGGAATATTCATATTGTTCACCAAGAGAATAGTTTAATACTATTAACAGCATATTAACTATCCCTTCGGTTTTTTCATAAATAAGTTTGTATAAAAAGTCGAGATAACTCATACTAATTATACTAGGGTCGGGAATTTTATTTTTATCCATAGTTAAAATTCCCAAACTGCTTTCAAAAAGTTCCCAATCTTTAACTTTAATTGGGTGTATATTGATTTCCATACCACATTTTAGTTTATATGGTACAGGTAATTCATTAGCGTAATATATTTTTTTATAGTAATTTATAAGTTGTTCATTCACAGCCATTTTCACTTACCTCAACCCAATTGCAAGCTAAGACAAATGAACTACCAAAGAAAGATTTACTATTACTTAATCCCGTATTTTGAACACATAAATTACTTAATTCTCGATTAAATTGAAATCCACCTACGCCAAACATACTTGTTCCACAAAGAGAATTTATAATTTCGGATTCTATCATATCTAACCTAGAGCATGGAATACCATTGTCATCATATACTAAATTTGTTTTAGTACCGACAACGATATCGAATTCATAATTTAACACAGCTTTTAGATTAGTAGTGGGAGTAATTCGAGCCTTATACAATCTAAGCTGAGTTACGCTATCGGTCATTTCTTCACCTATTAACGGCTTTAAGAATATATGATAATCATCCTCTTTACCTACCTCTGTATATAATAAAGCGATTTTTTCCTTTTTTGTTAAATCGTCTTTCTGTAATGCATCGGTAGAATTATATTTCAATAACTTAAATAAATTCTCATTATTATCAATTAAATATGTCAATATCTGATACGGTATCTGTGGCATAGAATTAAATGTATTATTTTTCGCTGTATTTGCCATTTTAAACTCCTTTTACCACATCGCCACTAATTTAATCGACTCAGTTAATTCAACCCCATAATTCGAGCTATTAAAGGTCAAATTTAAGGTGTTAGAACTAGGTCTTACGTTAGTAAGTTCCCATGTGTTTTCTGCTGTCTGATATAATGTATAATAATTGTTGTCACTCCAACTCGGAACACAGGTTATAGTATCTTCTACTATCTCGCCATTCTTATAGGTATTTACTACAATAGATATTGTATCACCTTGTATCAATCTAGGTATTACGCCACTAGAAGCAAGTTCATAAACCTCGGACTCATCAGATGTGACTGTAACGGATATATTTAATGATACTAAACTATTATTTTTTACTTGAACATATATAGTTGCGGTATCACCTTCATTACCTACTATAGTATAATTTCCATTATTATCAATCGTGATAACATCGGTATCATATGATGTATATACTAAATTAGGGTCTGATATTTCAGTATCTCCATTATATAATTTAACGTCAAGAGTACCGCTATATCCATTTACATTATTAATCTGTGTTACGTTACTAACGAGTGTAAAATCTTTTCTTGTATCATCGGCTATATTATCAGTTAAATTATCAGAGTCTATAGTCATATCCTCATAGAAGTCGAAAAATAATATTGGTGTGTCTTTATCTACATAGTTGTTCTGCATATAATTATTTATCGCAAAGAATCTATACGCGACCCCATTGAAAATGAATCTCGTATTTTTAGATATAGATAACGTATCTGCATTTCCTTGTACAATAACAGTAACATGAGAGTTAGCTTGCTGTATCAATCTAGCTGTCTGAGCGTTTGTACTTGATAGTGAATAATCTACTACACAAGGATATTCATGTAATACACCTTTAGAATCCACCCATTTAAGCCAATTGTTACAACGTCTAACCTTTTGCATAGACATTACTTCTTCAATACAAGGGTCTGAATACACAATCCAATAATTATCATAAAAACGATAGTATCTACCACGAATAGATAAATGACCACAATCTTTAAAGTATATGGCTCTATAATCAGAGTCATCCTTTTCTGCATTTAATGTAGCTTCTGTTACAATATCTACCCAAGCATCCATTTTACGAAAAGTAAAATCAAATGGTATATTCTCTTCTTCTATAGTAGTTTCAAGAGTCGTATCTTCAAATAACTGATTAATTACTGCTTGCTGACTTTCTCTCCATGATTCGTTTGGAGTTTGAGCAATATTTGAAAGATAATTACTGTAATATTCTAACATACATTATCCTCCAAAGAACGGCAATTTGTCAATGTTCTGATTCTGATATTCAGAAATTTCATGCTTATATTTCTCACGCATATCGTTAAGTACAATTTCTTTTTGCTTTAGATTAGCTTGTTCGGATTTAACTGAAAAAGCCTTAGAATCTAAGTGTAACTGAAACTGTCTTACGTCTAATACTTGTCGCTCCATCCAACAATAAGCGCATATCATAGCTAAAATACTAATCTCTTTGCTAGATAATGTATTATTGAAATATGGTGTTGTAGTAGTTACTTCTTTAGTTTCGCCACTATCTAAAGTTACTGTGTGAGTTTCCTCTATTTCTGAATATGATAAATCTGTTAGAACCCCATCGAATAAATCAATGGAGTTAATCAATAAACCTTTTAAAAATTTAAGGAACGCTGAATAATTGGTTTTAGCCAAGTTATCCAAACGATAATCCTCAATTATAAGTAAAAATCTGTCATATATGACTTCAAAACTTGTACCCATTATTCAGCTACCTTTCTTATTCTTTATCTTTTGTCATTGCTTCTCTAACAGCGATAAGTTCTTCTGATTTCTTTTCAATATCAATATCTGTTAGCTTCTTAATGTCATGTAATCTATTTCTATCGAGTCGCTTACCATCTGCTAAATCTTCTGCCATTTTTGTAGCCACTGACTGCTTTACTTCATTTGAGAGTCCACAGAACAGATTTACCGAATTATCATCTTTCAGTGATATGATATCTTTCATCATCTTATCATCACAAATGTTAGAGTAATCGAGTCCAAGTTCCTCTACTACATCAGAGTCACAGATATAAAAATATCCATTCTCTGCCTGCTCACGATACTTTGAAACTGATAGTACATCTTCAAGCTCTGATGTTCTCATAATTACAGTAGAACCCATCTTTGGGAAACTGAATACTTTACCACTACCACCTTCCATAGTTGAAAGATTATACTGATTAGGGATTAGTGAAATAACCTTAACCTTTGTAGGAAGTGTTTTAGATACTGTTTCTGTCTTAGACTGTTCTTTTTCATTGAGCTTTTCCGTCAATGACTGCACCTGTCGCATAAGTTCGGCGATAATAGCGTCTGAATTGTTTTCCTTTTCCTTTTCTTTTGTTTCTACAACAACTTCTTCTACTTCTGTTGCTGTAGTCTTAGTAGTTGATTTCTTTGGTCTACCTGCCATTTTAATTTCCTCCGTTTTCTGATATTTTTAAATACAAGGATGAGTCGTTAAACTCACCCTTGTTGTTTGTTTTGTTATTAAATTAAACAGTAATAACACCCTGTATTGCATTTGTAATGCAAGCTGAACCCCAAGCCTTGTTGAGAGTGTGGGAAACAGAGAGGTTGGCATTGAAAAATCCGTCCTCTGTGTGGTCTGCGATTGTAGAACCAACAACAACCTTGATAGGCTTGTCTACTGCTGGTGACATTACATAAATGTAAGAATCACTAAGAGCAAGACCATAGTTAGTTGACTTGTAATCTGCAATCTGCTTTACAGGAATAACATCTCTGTTTCTAAACTGCTGTACATGACCGAGCTTCCAAATCTCATCAGTCAAGAAATATCTGTACTGAGGGTTAGATGGGAGAATTTTAGCAAGTGCAAGCTCTGTACCAACAAGTACTGCTCCTGCTCTGTTATAAGCCTCAACCTTCTGAATAAGCTGTACTGCTGATGTTTCAGTAAAGTTAGTAACTTTAAGAGCTGATGGTACTGTAGATGCATTAGCGGCTGTTTCAAATGTGCCCCAAATATCTGTAAGCATCTCTGCTTCGATAGAAAGAGCGGCTTTCATAACATACTCAGCGAGCTTTTCTCTGTCTGCAAGGATAGCATACATATTTGTAACTACAGTAAGCTCATGATTCTCTGGTGTAAGAGTAACTGTTGTACCATAGTTAGCCTGTGCAATTGTATTTCTCTGTCTGTAACCTGCTTTAGCAACTGTGAACAGACCATTGTTCTTCATATCGAACTTAGCACTGTCGCCATAGTCAAGGTACTTAATATCAGCGATAAGACCTACTGATGTGTTAAGTACGTCTGGGATTACCATATCAATCATAGAATCTACGATTGCATCTGAAAAGTACTTAACCATTGGTGAATTTGCATAGTGAGCAAGGTCAACACCATCTCTAGGTACTTTTCTTTCAAGTTCTTCTGCAAAGAGCTTATTGATAACATTAGCCTTGTCATCAAGTGACTTAGCTGAAAATGCCTTGCCCTTTACTCCACGATTCTCAGAGAGCCACTGGTCTCTGTAATCCTTAAATGCTGTATAAAGCTCTTTATTCTGTTCAGCAAAGAGCTTAACGCTATTGAGTTCTATCATAGTTTATTATCTCCTATTATACTATAAAAATTAGTTGAATACAACTTCGCAAATGTACTTTTCAGTAAACTCATCACCAATACCTGCCTGTGGGAAAGCAAGTGTACCTACTTCGAGTACTTTAAGTGAGAATGTAGATGCTGTAGCACTTGACTGTACTTCATATCCGTCTGTACCCATTTCAAGGTAAGAACCTGCTGTAACTGTTTCTCCAGCCTTAATATTACCCTCTGTAAGAATGATAATATCTGAAATCTGAGGCTTGAATACGTCAAGTGTTCTACCTGCAACGTTTGTGTATTCTCTTGGGTCTACTGTAAGACCTGCATACATATTGTTGTGTGCAGATGTAAAGTGTTCTGATGGATTGTAAGCCATCCATACATTACCGCCTGCACCTGCTGTTGCCTTTGTAGCCGCAAATACACCATCTGAATTGATAGTGCCAAGTGTTACAATAGCACCACCATCTACGTTAGCGTCAGCTACAGCACTTCTATTGAGTGCGTCAACGTCCTTTGCGGCAAATTTCTGTGATTCAATCAAAAATCCGTATGCCATAATACGATTATCTCCTTATTTTTAAATATATCTGTTAAAAATATCATCGGCGGTCAGTTCTTTGTGCTCTACCTTTTCAGTAGGACAAGCAAATTCCATAATACCACCATTATCAACTGTTTCAGAATTTTCCTGCTTTCTATCATATGCAAAAGCCTTTACCTTATTAGTAAATGCATCTACATTATCGCAAGCTAATCCTTCTGCTCTAAAATCTGAGAATTCCTTTTCTGTTAGAACAGACTTTACATTTGCCATAACATTGTCAATAGCAAATTCCTTTTCTTTCTGTTCAACGTCAGCTTTAAACTTTCTCAGCTCTTTTAGTTCTGTTGCCATAGAAAGAACAGACTTTACAGCAAATTCCTTGCCACACGCAAAAACATTACGAACTTCTTCGCTCATATCTTTTTCTACGCCATCAAGGCAAGCAAAATCCTTGTCATCATCTTCCTCGGCTACGTTGTCATCGTCATCCTTATCGGAATCTTCTGACATTTCTTTTTCGTCCTCTTTAGAATCGTCTACGGTTGGTTCAGCCATTTCTTTTTCGTCAGACTTATCGTCCTCTGTTTTAGACTCTGTATTCTTATCGTCTGTTTTTTCAGCCATATCTACTTCTTCTTTTGGCTGTTCGGACATTTCCTTTTCATCGTCTTTTGGCTCAACCTCTGCCATTTCCTTTTCCTCTTCGGACATAGCTTTGGTCTTTTCTTCCATGTTATTAAACTCCTTATTATTTTGTGAGTCATCAGCGGAATTATTAGACTCACTCTCGGAAAATGTTTTATAGTAACTTTCTGCATTTACATCAGAAAATTGAACTATCTGCATATGCGCACTTGGGTTTGAACCATTGATATAATTACCTAAAATCGTAATTCCATAAATTTTTAATCCATCAATAGGTATCGAACCATCTTCAAGTGTTTCTCTGTCTGCTGTCATCATTTCTACACTAACATTTCTAAAGTTTCTGCTTTTAAACATATCATAGATTGATTTAGCGTATATTTTAGATAATACAGCATCGACATACATATAAGTATATCCGTCCTCATCGTCAACATAATCTATACGAGCATCTGTAGGCACTATTCCTACGATAAACTCATTCTCATCATGAGTCATGAATTCACCATCTCTAGGATTAGCCACAATCCATTTACCACGTACAGAATTACCATCTCTCATAAGAATATCTCTAGTAATCAATACCTTGTGAGAATTCGGCTGAGTTGACAATACACAGAGTCTAGCAAAGAAAAATTCATCAGATTCTTCGGTACGGACTTCGTTAATATTTCTGATACTGAAAAACCTATTACTCAAAAATTTCACCAACTTTCTCTAAATATTCTTTCAACTCAATATTTTTTTTATAATACATAACATTATCATCATCCCAATATAAAGGGAAAAATCCATGTTTTTGTAATTCTTTGTTGACATTTATATCGGATATTGGTATATAATTATCTTTATCAGTAGGTGCTTTTAATATAATCATCAAATCACCTCTGATTTCTGTTCACCATTAATATCTTGTGATACTTGTGAACTTTCCGTCATTTGACTAGATGATTTTGTAGGTCTACCACCTTTATCACTACTAGTCGCAGTATTATCATCGGTGGCAGTATTAGGATTAAGCATAAGCTGTAGTTTATCTTGTGAGATACCTTCATCACACATGGTATCTAATTCACCTACACCATAACCAAACGCTTGTTCCCATAATGAGATATTACCTACTATACCTCTATCTGCTAAACTTTTAACTCTATTTGTAAGTTCTTCTCTAATACTAGGATAATCACTACCCTCGCAAGTGAATTTAAATTTGTACTTTCTTGTCTTTTGATTTACAAAATAATTAAGAAATGCATCAAACTGTCTATATAACTGCTTCATCAATAAATAATCAGTAAATAGAGCATTTTTAAACTCTTCTACGCCCATTTTCTCAGTAGTGTATATTAAAGAACTAGCACTAGCTCCTTGTGCCGCACTACTAGTATATTGGTCTATAGACATATCTGAGTTACTATCATCAAACTGTTTAAATTCCACTTCCTTTAAAGGAAATGCTAATGGTTTGAAATGTCTGTTTAATCCACTTGCTATAAGTTGTAAGAACTGACCCATAGTTTTAGAGTTAAAAGCTGTATTGTTTGGTACTTGACCAGACTGTGCCTTATTTGTGGTTTCCATTTCACCATAAATTAAACCATATGCTGATATGATATCTTTATCTCTCTGTAATCCTTCAATTTCGGGATTAAGAACAGAAGTACGCAATAAGAAACTAAAAGGTGGAATTTCATTATAGTTACCATCGGTAAACACGAAACACCACGCTCCATTAATAGGACTAGTATGTTGCCAATAAGCAAAACTACCGCCCTTTGCATTAAGCGGGTTAGCTTTTAAACTATATCTCTTATTACTCTTTTCTGTAAATATATCATTATAATACTTTTTGAATATTGGGTCAAACAAATCTATGTTCGTTCCACTATTCAGAAAATATCCCATATCAAAGTCAAATAGAGGACAAATTGAACTATCCGCAGTTATCTTACAATACTCTTGTGGTAACATCTGTAAAGATTTCTGTGGTGTATGTTCATCTCTATTATCACGATACCATGTGTACACGACATTCTTTTTCAGCATTTCATTAACCATTTTCTTGAATTCTCGTTTATGGTCAAATGTTCTAAAGAATTTATATACTCTATCTAAATCTTCTTTGTACTCAGTCGAATTATAATCGCTTTTAGATTTAGCATTAATACATTGTCGTCTAACATCAAATGATAACATATTACTGAAATAATTTATTGTCTTAGCATAAATAGCCTCGGAAAATTTCGCCCATGTTGAATAAGTCTGCAATAATTCAGCACTTTCAATAGGCGTATCTAATGCCTTATCTATCTTGTCATATGTTGGTTTTAATGCATTATTGTTTAACTTTACAAGCTCATCATTAAGAATCTGTGGTGTGTAATAACCATACTTACCTATAATCGGTTCATATAGTCCACTAGCAAATTCTAAAGTAGATATAACTTGCTCCTTAGTTAATTCTTCTGCCATTTTAAACCTTTCTGATTAGAAACCTGCTAAGAATTTCCAATCGTCTAAATTAACATTATCTCCATTTTGTTCGGATATTTGTAGTTTATTCTCTAGTAAACTAAAGAAATAATTACCATAAGCACAAGCAACAATTTTATCTTTTGTTGCCGACCTTCCCTCAATACATTTGACCTTACCATCTTTCCATTCTTGCGTTAGATTGACTGCTTCGTTAATGAGCAACATTGTTTGTGTATATGGTAATCTTATTAATACTTTTTCTTCTGCCGATAAACTATAGTATTCCTCTGTATTTTCAAATTGAGCTTCAAAATCTAAGTCATCAATAAGAAAGCTGATTTTTTCTTGTGTCAAATCTTTCTTTAATTGAATCCATATGTTAGAGTTTAATTCGGCTGTGCCTACAAATGGTATGATACATTGAACACCTTGCTTATCAACTGCACGATTATTTAAATCATCAATTTTATTTTTAGGAACTACATTTAATTCTTCATCAGAACATACAATTAATCCATGTGAATTCCATAATTCTTTAGGATATTCGGGATTAATCCACTCTGTAGTAAGTTGCGTGTACGCTATCTCACCACCGTTTCTGAGGTCAATGATGAGATAATCGGCGTGATATTGTTGAAATAAAGTTCTGATTAGATGTTCAGTTCCAATTGAATCACTTGCACTATGTTGTGTTAAATAATCTACACCACGTTTTATTTCGCCATCTTCATAAATACCATACATACAGCCAATAACAGTATTATCATTAGCTTCTTTACTTGTAGTATTCGCAAACGCATAATCGACAAACAAAATACGATATTCGTTATCTCGTTTAGTTCTATTTAACGTTTTATCGGAATTAGTAATTATTTGTTCAATAGTCGGTGGAGTAAAAGCTCTTTGTATTATCTGATTTTTCTTAAAATCATCTCGGTCAAAGAAAGCATTTTCAGCTATACCAATCATCAAGTTCAAATCTTCATTTATTTAGGTTTGATAAGTCCATATATATCCATATGCTGTTTTTTGTCTATGACTTAAACAAGCCGCAATGTTATGATGTCTTTTTCCATCGTTATTATTCATAACTCTTTCGGCTTCTTCTATAGTCGGATAATATTTTATAATTTCTAAAGTATCTTTATCTCTTTGACATACTCTTTTATATTTAACATAATTTACTTTTTGTGGTTTTCTTCCATTTTTATAATCTTCTTTAAATATCCAAATATAACCCATTGATGTTTTACTCTGACCATTCAAACATCTACTGATTGCTTGTGTTGAACATTTCATATCTCTAGCGGCATCACTTATAGAAGGGTATTCTTTTATAATTTCAAATGTGTCTTTACTAATTTGCAATACAGGTTTGCATATCACAGCTAAAATGTATGGTAATATTTTTTCATACCAACCTTCTTCATGTTTCCTTCCCCACCAATGGGAGTTTTCTCCTGTTCTAGCTAATCTCATTTCTTCTGTATATTTAAATCCTTTTGTTCCATCGCCGCCGATAGTTCTATTCATTCCATGTTTAAAACTATCAAAATAATTGATATAAAATATCTCTCTTTCATTTAGTTTATCTTGTGAACACAATTCAAGTATATCAAAATTAAGGCTATTTTCTCCATATTTATTATAAACATTTTGAAGATGTTGGTTGTGGTGTCGGTTACTTTTTAACTCATTCATATGTGCTAACCATCTTTTATGAATATCCATTGATTGACCGATATAAACACCAGTATCTTCACTCGCATTATCGCAAGTAATTATATATATACCACATTGTCTTTCGTAAATTATATTTTTAGTAAATTCAGCATATTTCATCGTAGGCTTAGTTATTTCCTTCCTTCATTTAATGTCGCAACCATTAAACAGTTTTTATAAACTTCCCATGCTTTCACATGGTATGAGAGTACTTGTTCATCCTTATATTCCACTATAATTCAATAAGGAGCTGTATTTTTCACCTACCATTAGCTTGTAGGCTACATTAAGGCGTAAAGCCGCCGACACAATCGGCTACTCGTTGAGGGTTTACCATATTATAAAAAACTTAGGTCATTCCCTGCTAAACTACCATTATAACGAATACTTAGGATTTAACCATATATTCATCCTTATACTTTTTTCTACTTTCGTTGCCATTCAGCTTATCGTTTCCAATTACTGTTTAGGCTATAAGGCTTTAGGTTTTCAAAGCATTTAACACAGAGTATATACACGTTACCGTATATACATGGCATTTTACCATCATGAACTCTAGCTCATTTGACATTTTCTTAGATTTAATATAATCAGCTTTTGTTTTTAATCCGAACATCATTGATAAGAATATATCTCCTGCAAAGAAATTATATTCAATATGTCTATTCGTATAACATTCTATTACAGTTTTCTTAAACTGATTATAAAACCATTCCGATTTAAATCTTGCAGATGTAATATAAATTTCTTGACATTCTTCCATCCATCTAGGGTTTTTATTATATTGTTCACCTGTAATAGGGTCTTTCTCTTTTAAGAAAGCCGCTTGTCTTGGATGAGCCATTTTTGAGAATACACTATCAATGATAGCTTTCTTTAAAAGTCTACATTCTTCGTAAATGAGTACAGTTGCTCTTCCGCCACGGCTGGAGTCGTCTGCAACGTCTACCCAAATTCTACTACCATTCCAAAATTCTACTACTATCTGGTCACCATATTTAAATACGATTTTACCCTCGTCTTTAAGATATTTTAGCACAGGCGATAATTTTTCGCAAGCCTCTCTATCCATCTTTTCTTGAACCATTTTCTTTGCTTGCGGAATTGTTACGGCTGTAATATGTATTTCACTATATGGTTTCAAAAGTGCAGTAGCCATTGCATATATCGCCACTATAAAGGATTTACTTAATCCTCTCGAACAAATTGCGAACCAATATTGTGATATACACATTAGATATAACATTATATGCTGAAAAGGATGTAATTTAATTCCTAATCTATGTTCCACATATAAGTTAATATTTCTACGATAAAATGTAGTCCAATTCTTGATTCGATTTTTTCTTTCTTCTTCGGAAAGTTTTTTTGGTCTATTTTCTTCTGTCTTTTTTCTGTTTGCGATTAATTGGCTTAACTTATTTTGGGATTCAGTTGTGTTTTTAAATGGTTTTGCTTTAAATATTTCTTGCATATTACCATTTACTCATATCTTCATTGATATTAGGGAATTCAGCAGAACCCGATAATATGTTTTTAACTGCTCTCAATATTTGTTTACCCCAATTTTTACCAATATCGCAATAATCTTTGTAATACTCTTTGTCTATAACTTCACAAGGCTCATGATTTTCAACTTCAAATATTTGATTTTCAATCATTTGCTCTGTTAAACTTTTTTGCTTAACCTCTTCAAAGTTAGCAATTTTTAACTTATCAATAAGTTTCATGATAAGCTCTTGTTCTTCTTTAGTTGATTCTCCTATACCACTTTCGCTTTTATTAGATTCTTTCTTTCTTTTCCTAAGTTCAATCAAACAAAGCTGTCGATAATATTCCTCTTGAACTTTATCTATGACTTTATCCTTAGTCCAATAATCAAATCTGTATTCCAAGAACTGATAATCGTCATAATCTTGCTTGCCCCAATCTAATTCAAATCTAGTATAGTCATCTATTCCACTATCATTACTATCAGATTTAACAATTGCGGTATATGGTATATCACTATCAGAATAATCATTCCATTTATCAATATCTGATTCTATTGATTTTTCACCCCAAAGAAACATATAATAATTCTTAAACATATGTTCATTAGGATTTTCTTTATTACGTTTATTTTTCATCAATTTCTCATTGTACTGAGAAACAGTATCGTACACCTTTTGTATAAAAGGTATATCCACTTTTGCGCAAGTAAACCTATATGCTTCTTGCACATCTTGTGTCTTAGACAGATAATAATTAAATATATCTTCACAACAATTCTCGCAATAAGGTATTACACCCTCGGGTAAAAAAGTTGTATTCGATTTAGTTTTATAAAATCTATCAATTGGATAACCTCTCTGACAAGATATACAATGACATACATTTATTTTTACTGCCATTATTCCACCAACTTTCTATCTAAAAGGCAACGTGGAGGAATTGACGTTGCCTTATGGGAAATAAGCTAAAATAGCTTATTATTCATCGTATTCATCATATTCCTCAACATTGGGAACTTCAAAGCCAATAACATTTGTGTTAATTGGTTCTTGTGCTACTTCTAGTTCCTCTTGTAATTTAGAATTTTCAATATTGATTTTTGTAATCTTTTTTATCTGTGAGCCTTTAATGATTTCACACTGATTACAAATAATTTCCACTATATCATTCAATATAGGCATAAATACTAGAGGTATGGAAAAACCTACTAATAATGCAATGATACTTTTATTTTTCATGTTTCATACCTCATTCAAATATATTTGTGAATAATTTACTTGTAGAACTACGAACATCTTCATCTAAGTAAATACAAGCAAATTTATCATTACCCTTTAGCTCGTTACACATTCTTGTTAAGGGATTAGTTTTAGTATTGTTTCCAATGGCTTGCTTGTAATCACCATCAAAAATAATCTTAGAATCTTCGCCTACTCTTGTACCAACGAGCCTTATCTGTTTTTCAGATAAATCCTCTGCTTCGTCTACTAATATTACAGTACTAGGAAAAGTCTGTCCTTTTAAGTAGAATGGAATTGTAGACTCCAATATTCCTTGTCTTTTAAGGTTTTCTAATTCAAATTCTCCCCCATTTAACTGCTGTACTAATGGTAAAAAGAAATTATATGTCTTTTCCTCAAAAGTTCCTGCTAAGTACCCAACTTCACGTCCTTCTCCAAGAGCCTCCCTAACGCCAAGTATCTTACTCTGCCATCCTTTTTCTCTAACGGCATATAAAGCCATCTGCATAGCAAGATAAGACTTACCACTACCATATCCACCTAATACCGCACATATGGTAATATTAGGGTTATTAAGCATATCTAAGGCACAACGCTGTAATGGATTTTTAGCTTTAATATATTTAGCTGATGGCAACTTCAAAGGTACAAACTGTTTTCCGTCGAATCTCATTTCGGATTCTTCATTTGTATCTGTGTTATATATTAAAATATATTCATTAACCGCAAATGAGTTAATATAATTATCGTCATATAATTTTTCGTTAATTTGAGCTGTATTGCCTCTTAATTCCTTATAGCCTTTATAAATATCGGAATCATTACTCTTAGCATGACTTACCGTTAAATTAAACAAATTCTCAGCTATTACACGACAACATAAATCATTTGTCACGAAAATTATATCATTATCGTGACTAAAATATTTTGCACAAGCACAGATTTTATTATCGTTATTTATTTCAATGCCTAAGTCAATGATAAGCTGTTCAATTTCTGTCGTGTAAACAACAACATGATATTTATCGCTATTCTCATCAAGTAAATGAACCAATTTTCTTGCTTTATAACGCACTTCCTCTGTTTTATACTTATTTGTCTTTATATTTTCTAGCTCTTCTAAACTAACAGATGATACTGCAAAATCCTCAGTTAGTATTTCTTCTTGTAATTCTAATAAAGCATTTGTATCATAGAATTTCATAGGCATTACCTACTTTCACGTATTTGTATTTAAATATATTTTAAAAAGGGCGCGGTAGGACTCGAACCTACGACCTCTACGCCCATTATGATAAATCCACAGGTATAAAATTCTTAACACCTGTTTCATCAACAACAAACATTGCTTGTGATGGTTTACCACTAATTCTTTTACTAATGGTATAATCATCATATGTACCTGCAAAAGAACCACTACGAATAATCTTTATATCATTAATATCGTCATAACTATTCTTGTGCAAATGTCCAAAACAGATTGCACAAGGGAACTCTTTGGTCATAGCTACAAGTCTATTAATTCCACTTTCAGAATAACTATCATAATCACCATGTACAGAGTAATATACTTTACCACGAATAGTATTTTTGGCTATTGTTGGGTCGATATTCTCTTCTGTTTCAAAACGAACATTAGCGATATTACTTAACTTAGCCTCTGCATACCATATAACAAGATTATCCAATCGCTCATCTCTTAACACATCATCCTTTTTACCAAGCCTCGAATGATTACCGCCAACAGAATTAACAACAACATTATCACAATGTTTCGCAATGTTATAAATAAAATCGCTTGTCATTTCTGATGCAAGCTGAATCTGTTCAATAACATTTTCTCTATTCTGCAACTGTACGGTTGTATGTATATTCCCGCTCGTAAAATCGCCAAGTAACATAACATACACATTCTGTATTTTGTATAATTCAATAGCGTTAATAACTTCTCCAAGATATTTACCTAACATCTCTTTAGCAATATCTGAATTATACTTGCCAAAACTGCTTTCTACATCGAGTCCAATGTGTAAATCAGATAACAGTACAACTAAATCCTTATCTCTGTCATTATGATAAACAATATCAAAAGGTTTATACTGTGTATTCTTAATCAGTTCTTCAAGATAATCTAAATCTTGTTCTAATCTTGCTACATCTCTGTTAGACTTATTAAAAGCCGCTCTTTCATCAAAGAGTTTCTGTTTCTCTCTACGTATTTCTCGTAACTGTATATCATAGTTACTATCTTTGGTATCATTGTTTTGGCTCTCAAAATAATGCCTCACGAAGTTGCCACCAAAGATTGTTGAACTAGCTTTACGCAATGTATCACTTGCAATATTTAGATTATATTTAGCTACAATCTCAGACCAATCTAAATCACTTTTACCATTTAACTTATCGTCTATATCTGATAAACAGTTCTTATACTGTTCATCAGTTAAATTCTGTTCTTTCAGTGTCATAAACACCGCCTTATTCTGCTGTGTCCTTAGTCAGTTTCATTGTAATCACTGACCCAAGATTAGCTCTAAGAATCTTATCGAGATTATAAGCGTTCTCATCTACGATAATTACAAGTTCATTATCTTCGTTTACATCAAGAACAGCACAAATATCTGTCTGCTCATATACATCAAATTTAGCTTTAGCCATGTTTTCCTCCATACTGATTCTTATAGAACCAGCCTTTCTTTTTTGCTTGTTCATAATTTCCAACTAACCATACTTCGGTAGGTGAATCTAAGAAATCTATTAGTAAATCTTCTTCCCAACATTTCTTAAAATTTTTCCAATAGAAATCATAACATTTGTATTTAGATAATCCTAATTTCTTTACAGCTACATTCATGTTTTCGATACGTTCATGATTATCACTGTCTTTATATTTTACATAAACCGAATTACGTTGTCCTAATACAGTATATGGTCTTTTGTATGAATCACTTGCGATTTTAGCTAATATATCATCTTCCATCTTATGACCTTTGATAATTTCCTTAACTGTAGCTAGTTCCTTATCATTGTAATACGGCTCTACGAATTTTTCAACATATTCATCAAAGTCTTGTTTAATAAATTCATCTTCTGTAATTCGATTTTTATGTAAATATTTATCCAATTTCTTTTCATCGTTAGTATCGAGTACATTTATACCATCTAAGAATATCTTAAATGGCTTAAACTCTACCCAATCTATTTTTCTGACTTTGCGTGTATTATTACCACGATAATTAGGCACTTCTACATTTTCCTTTTCGTCAATGTAAATATAGCCAATGTAAGGCAAATATACTTCTCTATTACGTTGTAATTCAATCAAAATATACTTAACCATTTCTTTCCATACACGATTGACTATCTGAGAAGTAATGTGATATGATAGTGGTATATTTGCCGTAATATTATCACAAAAGTCTTTATAACTAAACTTACGCATAATTACTCATCTTCTCTGATAGTAGGTTCATCGTCCTCTGTTAATGCTCTAAACATCTTATTAACAGTTCCCGATACGTCAAACTTGATAACTGAATAATCTGGCTTTGGTGCAACGTAATATGTGGCGATAGGTGAATCTTTAGTAATCTGACCACTACCTGCCATTGGTGCTGTAATTGTTCCACCTTTAAATCCCTTTTTTCTAAAAGGTCTAAACATACCCATATTAGGGAATGGTACTGCTAGATTAAGCTGACAAGTAGTAAATATTACATCTGCAAACGCTGTAATCACAGCTCTAATCTCTTCATTAGTCATATCTCTATCTAAGTTCTGTATGTTCTCATGCTTTCTGATAGCTGTAATCAACTGCTGAGTACTGATATGACCTTCTTCTGTATGCAATGTTCTACCCTTAGAATACGGCTCACCTTTCTGCCGCTTAGTAGTTTTAATTCCTCCGATGTTCATAGTTATTTTCCTCCAAAATCTATAAATTATAAATCAATTGTAACCAAAAATTATTAAGATAGAGCTATAGGTAGAATGGGGCATTGGCTAAAATGCCCCATATCTTTAGGTGTGTGTAATTTCTACCGCTTTTCTTCGTCTATCTTGCAAGAAATAATATTTATTGTGCCATCCGACAACTAAAGCAAAGAAAACTTAGTGGCACAGTCTTAGTCACGACTACGTGTTCGCTTTCAGACATCAATAATTTACACATGACCACTATTCGTCAATATAGGTCGTAAATTATCCAAAAAGAGATGTTTTAAACAAAATCCCATACTCTCTTCACTAATGCGTTCTCGAAATATCGTTAAACCATTGATATTACTGTATTTGAGAGATTTAATGATATTTTTGTGTCAACATTGTTAAACTTTTATCAATCTTTATAAAAGTTCCTAACTCTCTTCACTAATGCGTTGTCCTAAACCCATCAAACCCTTGATATTACTAGGTTCTATAACATAATTATACCATATCGTTTCTACTTTGTTAAACTTTTATCAAAGTTATCTAAAAAATATTGCCATGCTTTTATACATGGCAATACTTTAACCCTTTACGAAAAGATTCAATAGATTGTTACTTTGAACCGACATTTTATATAGCACACTCAATAGCATACGTTTGTTCTTTATGCTTGTTTTGTTTTGATTTCCAAAAGTGTGTCTGATAAAATAATCGAACACATTTATATATTTCTTAGACAATAATCCGATTCTGCTTAAATCGTATATCAAATCATCATAACTGTCTTTTAACCACAAAATATCCTCTTTCTTGTTGTCGCTAATAGAGTACTTGAATAAATCAATTTCGTATTTCTTTAAAAATTCCTCTACTTGTCGATTCTTCTTGTAATCTTGTTTATATTTTTCATTCTTACAAAAATCTAATAGCGGTATAGATTTACTTTGTTTAGAATGTACTTTGCTATACATATCTTGTAAACTATTCATAGGGCATCGAATGTCATAGTTGATTTTTTCGCTATAATCTACTCCATCTTGACCTTTAATAGTTTTCCAAAACTTAGGCAAACCATTAGTCTTAATATCCAATTCCTCTTTAATCCTTTTAATTTCGGCGTTAATATCTATAGCAAATGTTCTTTTAGCATTATCTATACAGCACTGACATATAGTTGCTAATAAGGCGTTATACATTTCATAATCTTTATCATCGAATGTATAACCATAGCTTTGAGCTATTTGAGCTATGTTTGTACTCTCACCTATACCTAGTTGTGACCTTGCTAATGAATTATCCATTTTTGCAAAATCAGCTAAATCACTAGAATGTGAGATTTTACTCTTAGCAATGTTATTAACTATAGTCGAATTATTTAAATAATACTTTCTAGCACATTCAACTATATCAGCTTGATTAGTAATATACTGTGAGTCCGAGTCAAAATCTAACCCGTTTCCTCTATCCTCGTAATCAGTATGTAAAGTATTTACCGCCATTATCAAAGTTCCAAAATTAAAATATTTTATAGCATCTTTATTCTTGACATTATGTAAATAACAACAATTTGACTTGCTATTATACGGACTCCTAAATCCTGCCAAGTATTCTCCATCTTCAAAACGTTCCGTATAACACTGTATCGTATTATCCTCATGCTGAAACATAATATCTTTTTCAACATCTTCACCCACGCTATGTAATAACATTGCATATGGTGAGCCTACCAAAGTCACATTGTCGCCATCTTGTATCACATGACCTTGCTTAATATCTCTAACGTAATTATCGCATATAGTCGTTCTTCTAATCCTAAAATAATCACTCTGCATTATGTTGGGATTATGCTTATATAAAGCAATCATTACTTCATGGTCGTTAGAGAAGTTCTTAGTTCTCTCCAAGTAATCTAAATATGTTGCATCATCAGTTCTCAATTTATAAACATAGTCAAATGATTTCTTGGCTATGTTTGGTATTACGTTTATATCCAAAGAATTAATCATTTGATAACTCATTCTTTGGAAATCTCCGAGTTTAGACTCATGAGCCGTTTTAACTATACCAAATTCATCATTACACTCATTGACTTTTTGACACCAATAATCGTAGCTTATCTCTCGAAATTTAAGCCATTTCATAGCATTATTAGTGGTAATGAGCTTTATATCCTTGGCGTAATGCTCATTACCAAACATATCTACAACCTTTGCGGCTTCATAGTTATCGCCAAAATAATCTTTAAAAAATCCTTGTATATTAGTGTTAAAACTTGCCATCTTGCAAAAATGTTGTCGTAATAATACATACCCATTCGCCCAACTTGGAAATATACTACTATCAATTAACGCTTGTCCGTCAAACATATCGTAACTGTTAGTATAATCCTCTTTAATCTTAGCTACACATCTATTTTTGTCATCAGCTTCAACCGATATAACCTTTGCTGTGTAGTCAGATTTAACATCTTTCAAAATCAAAATATTCTTAGGGTCTATTTGTATCTTTCCAATTATCGTACTTGCTATCAAACTAGAGTAAGCACTTATTTCTACTATCGGTGCGTCCTCTTTAGGTAGCTTAATACCCATACGAATAAAATCAATGGCTTTATTGTATAGTCTATCGTTAATAAACATACATGAGCCTTGTTTAGCTTTACCTGTACTCCTAAAGAACATTTTATAGTGTATTACCTCATCAACTAGATATTCGTCAGTATCTTTATGGTATCGGTAATAAGAAATATCTACACCGTCTTTGTAGTATTCCAATCTTATCTGCTCTTTAGATAATCCGTTAAAGATTACAGATATATTTTCCAAGTGAGCTAAACAATCCGCTAAATACTCAATACGGTTAGGGTCTGTTTCAGAATCTATGGCTTTCTTTAACTTTTCAATATGGTCTGCTTTTGGTTTAGCGTTCATGTTAAAAGTTAAACAGATTATATCTTTTGTAAAACCACCTTTGGTGATTCTTAATCCATTCTTTTTTAAGAAATCTAACAATAGGCTATTAGTAAACATTCCATCTTTAGCCAAATACCTTTGTCTAATCCCTAAGTTGTATTCATACAGAGTAGCGGCTTCAATGTTTTTTATCTTAACTCCATACTCTGACATTTACACACACCTTTCATTATTTAGTTTTCATTTTCTTCTTCATAGTCACACATTAGTTCGTTATATGTTAAATCTTCAAATAACCCATAATGAGAGTAATCACGTTTATATTCGTACTCACTGTTCTTTTCATTCCTTAACCTACGTTGCATTTCTGTCATTTACTTTTAATCATCTCCTTTTCTTTTTGAGGCTTTATATTACCTCTTATTCTTAAACCCATTATACCACATAAGCTATCGCTTGTCAACGGCTAATCTCGTCCGATGAATATATATATTATTATTATATATTATATTATTATATATATTAATATATATATTATATATTACAATTCTAGTGGTGGTAAATATTTATAATGTATTTATTGATTTATTTTAATATATTATTTAAATATATATAATATATATTATATTACAATTCTTATGGTGGTTATTTAATTATAATTATATTATATACAGGTATATATTTAAATAATATATATATTATATAATATTATATACAGGTATTTAAATATTATATTATATATATTTAAATTATATTATATTATTTATTAAATATCAATATTTAAATAATTAAATAAATATAAATATATTATAAAACCATATTACAACTTTGGTGGTGGTAAACCATATTACAAATCTAGTGGTGGTTTTTAGTCAATTGGATTTCTTGCAGTTGGGCGCTGCGCCCCAAACCCCGCTCTTGTAGCACATAGGAAAGATGAGTATTCACGATTGCCGATTGGATTATATATTATATATATTATTATATAACTGTATTAATTAATATATATATACCTGTATATTTAATATATATTTAAATAATTAATAATATATAATTAATATATCACCGCTGACATTTGTCATTTATCGGCATACGATAATTAAAAAATTTTAATTAAAATTATCCATAATATTAATTATCTGTCAAGTAAAAATACTTGACAGATTTAAAACGTAAAATTTTGCCATTTTTAGCGACTTTAATTTTCAGATGGTAAATTGTGCCAAAACTTAATTTAAATTAAATCTAGGTGGCAAAATCAAAGAAATTTAGGTATGTTTATTATGGGTTGACAATTGGATTTGTATATGATAAGATTTCTCTATCAAACTGAAAGGAGAAAATTTGTTTGAAAAAATCCAAAAAAGCTATTGCAATTCTTGGTCTAAGTGCTATAATGTTATTAACGACTAAAAGAATTGCTTATGCAGAAACCTATCAAATTACATACAATGTAGCTGAGTATAATCATTCTAGCTTGAAGTCTTATGAAAGTTATACAGTTTTTGACGAGAACTATGACCAATATGAACTTCAAGAAATGGCTGTAACTGACGAAAACGGCTTTAGAATGATTAACGGAAACTATTTAGTTGCTATTGGTAGTAAATTTGGTGTTGAGATTGGTCAGTATTTTGATTTAATCTTAGAGAATGGCACTGTAATACATTGTATTATGGGCGACCAAAAGGCAGACGTTGATACTGATATAAATAACCTTTATACAGACAATGGTTGCATGAGTGAATTTATTGTAGATATGTCGAAACTTGATTCTACAGTAAAGACAATGGGAGATTGCTCTTATATTTGTGAGGAATGGAATAGTCGAGTAGTTGCAATGACTGTATATTCTTGGAATATTTTAGACGGAGAATATATCGGTTATTGGGATTAAGATTAATAGTACATTGACAACAGAAAGGGGTGATAATACGAGAAGTCCACCTAGAATATTTTACAATAATCTAAAATAATTAAAATAATTGATTGGAGTAGAATAAGGTAATGAAGAAAAAGAAAATTTTAAAACGTGATGGCAGACAAGTTGTATTTGATAAGATAAAGATAGTTGATGCTATTAAATCTGCTTTTGAGAATACTGATGGTGAAGTATATGATGAATATGCTCAGACTAAGGCTATGAATATAGCAGATTATATTGAGTCTGTCGTTGAATCTAGTGACAAGATGCTTGATGTTGAAGCAATCCAAGACCTCGTAGAAAAAGGGTTAATGAGTTGCAAGAAGAAGAATGTTGCTAAAGAGTATATTCTGTATAGAGAAAAGCGTAGATTAGCAAGACCTAATACTACAGATAAAGATTTAGATGAATTATTTAGTGGTACAAGTGAATATTGGAATACTGAAAATTCTAATAAAGACTCAACTAATATTACCGTTCAAAGAGATTATATAGCAGGTATTACAAGTACAGATATTGTAAGAAGAGTGCTTTTACCAAAAGATGTAGTAAAGGCTCATGACGAAGGTATTATCCACTTTCATGACGCAGATTATTTTTTGCAAAAAGGGATTACGAACTGCGAACTAACTAATCTTGAAGATATGTTACAGAATGGCACAGTAATTAATAAAACAGCAATTCATAAGCCACATAGTTTATTAACTGCTTGTACAATTGCTACTCAAATTATTACAGCAGTAAGTAGTTCTACTTATGGCGGACAGACAATTACTCTTTCACATTTAGCGCCTTTTGTGAGAGATAGTTATAATCGTTATATAAAGAAATATAATGATTTAGGATTATCCGATAGAGCCGAAGAATTAGCAATGATAGACTTAAAGAAAGAAATTAGAGATGCTGTACAAACTTTTAACTATCAATTAAATTCAATGGCTACGACCAACGGACAGTCTCCATTCATTAGCGTATTCCTTTATATCAGTGAGAATAAAGAATACGAAAAAGAAACTGCAATGTTGATTGAGGAATTTCTTAAACAGAGAATCGAAGGTATGCCAAATGAACAAGGTGTAATGGTAACACAAGCATTTCCAAAGCTACTTTATGTTCTTGATGAAAATAATATTACAGAAGATTCCGAATATTGGTATTTAACAAAATTAGCTTGTGAAAGTACGGCTAAGAGAATGAATCCCGATTATATTTCAGCCAAGAAAATGAGAGAATACAAGGGTGATGTTTATCCTTGCATGGGATGTCGCTCATTTCTTACTCCCGATAGATATACAGATACAGGATTAGGAAATATAGAACATCGACTTAATTATGATGGCAAGCATCAATATTATGGTCGTGGCAATATGGGTGTTGTTACATTAAATCTTGCGGATTTAGGTTTAAGCGCCAATAAAGATATGGATAAATTTTGGAAGTTATTTGATGAACGTTCTGAACTTGTTCATAAGGCTCTTAAATGTAGATATGACCGTATCAGATGTGTTACATCGGATATTGCACCTATACTTTGGCAGTATGGAGCTTTTGCAAGATTACCAAAAGGTGCATCTATAGCAGAATTATTAAAACATGGCAGATTTACTATAAGCTATGGGTATGCAGGATTGTATGAATGTGTTAAATCTATGTTAGGAGTAAGTCATACTGACCCAAAGGGAAAAGAATTTGCTTTAAAGATAATGCAATCAATTCTTGACAAATGTAATCAATGGAAAGAAGAAGAGGATATTGATTACTCACCATATGGAAGTCCGATTGAAAATACAACCTACAAATTTGCAAGATGTATAAAGAAAAGATTCGGAGATGATGTTTTTATTAAAATGGATGGACGAGATAGAGATTTCATAACTAACTCATATCACGTATTTGTCGAAGAAAAGATTAATCCATTTGAGAAACTTAAACTTGAATCCGAGTTTCAAAAATTAAGTTCGGGAGGTATGATTTCTTACTGTGAATGTGCTAATATGACAGATAATATAGATGCGGTGATTGCTCTTGTAAAATATATATATGATAATACTATGTATGCGGAGTTAAATACTAAGTCTGATTATTGTCAAGTATGCGGTTATGATAAAGAAATAGAGTGTATTACTGATAATGGTAAATATATTTGGAGATGCCCGAATTGTGGTAATACAGACCAAAAGAAAATGAATGTGTCAAGACGTACTTGTGGTTATATTGGTACTAACTTTTGGTCACAAGGCAGAACAGACGAAATAGTAAATAGATACGTTCATCTCGACTGTCACGAATATATAGTTGACAAAAGTAAATAAGTATTATATAATAATAGAGTAGTGTAAGCTACTCTATTATTTTTTTATAAAGGAAGGTGTGTATTATATGATTACAATAGACGAATCTAAATTTAAATGCGGTGATGTAACATTGTATGATAAAGATGGTAATCCTATTGGCATAGCGAAAAATGTTATAATTACCAAAGAAGATGATGATTCTTATACGTTGACAGACTCAGAATTATCATTACTTAAAGATTATTATAATAATAAAACATTCAGCTTTAGTATCAATACAAAATTATCATTTAGAGAAAAGATTGAACAAAAATTTATTTTACTAAAAGATAATATTAGAGATAGATTCTTTCATCCTTACGATAATAGACCATTGTATAAACGTTTATTAGGATATTGCGGTTGTCCTAATCATAAAAGACATTGGTTTATATATCCTAAGACAATAAGAATGAATACATCATATAATGATGAAAAATTAAACTATGTCACTTGTTGTGAAGAATTTTATGAAAATGAAATAGCACCGCAAATAGATGAGTTGTGGGATTTTTATTACAGTACTAGATTTTAAGGAGAGTATATATGTATAGATTTGAAGAACTACAGACTAATTATGGTTATCCGATAGAGAGTAAAATTATACATTTTCTTGAATTTTATAATATCCCAAAAGAAAATGTGGTGAATATTAGAATTATCAGTAATCGAAGGGCAACTATTATATTCGATTCGGATAACACTTTGTATGATGATTTTAAAGCAATAGAAAGAGGTTGGCATGAGGTAGAAATATGAGATATGCACAGATAAGAGATATGGATATAGTAAATGGCAAAGGTATAGGAGCAACTATTTTCTTTCAAGGGTGCAGTCATAGATGTAAGGGTTGCTTTAATTCATCTACATGGGATTTTAATGGCGGTAAAGAGTGGACTAAAGAAGTCGAGGATGAGTTTATAAAACTATGCCAAAGAGAATATATAGACCATATATCTATCCTCGGTGGTGAGCCTTTAGACCAACCTATAGATGAATTGATTACCCTATTGAATAGGGTAAAAACAGAAGTAGGTAAACCTATATGGTTGTGGAGTGGCTATACTTTTATATATATAGAAAACAGTCCTCGTCACCCAAAATTCTCAAAAGTGTTAGATTATGTTGATTATGTAATCGATGGTGAATTTAAAGAAGAGCTTAAAGACCTAAATTTATTATACAGAGGTTCAAGCAATCAGAACATATGGAAAAAGGATAATAATGGTATTTGGAATAATATAACAGAGAATAAATAAGTGCAATTTTTACACTTATCTTTATTGACAAAGTGCAAAAAGTTATTTTATAATAGAATCAAAGGAGGAATTAAATAATGAGCAGACCCAAGGGCAGTCGGAATAAGAAAACATTAGAAAAGTTTCTTGATTCTAAACCAATTAAGAATAATACAGATGCTAAACCAAAGAGGCACAGAAGAACCAAACTCGAAATGCTAGAGGCTAAAAAACAAATGGAAGAGCTTGAAGCTAAACTCCGAAGTAATGTCAACTCTGCTACTGAGAAAGTTGAAATGGCTAAAGAGTCTGTTAATTCCATGAAAACTATGGAACAGATTTGTGAAGAGCAATTAGAGAAAGCTAAAAGAGAAAATTATCCACAGCCAGATTTTGACTATAGAAATGACTATTTTAAAGGACAGTCTATATACTATATCAAGGTTAATGAACTGTGTGGTAAAAAGGAAATAGTTGAATTGAAAATATCATCCGTATATCCGAGATTGATTATAGGGTATGAGGATAGAGGTATGTCACATTGTATAGGATTTGACGAATCTGATATGATATTTTTTACTCTGAGTGAATGTGAGCAAGTATTTAAGAATCTTGTCGTAGAAAATAAACTTGAAGATTATATGCAAAGACAAAAGCAGTTAGCCAATAAAAAACGATTAGAGGCTTTAAAGAAAGGTGAGAAAAATGGGTAAAAGAAAAGTACTGCATATATATTACGATAACCCTAATAAGGCAAGTGATACCTATTTGAAATATCTGAGTAGAGATTGTGAGAAGAACAATATAGACGTTAAGGTGTTTAACAATGTACAAGATTGGTTAGGTGATGAGAGTAATTATGAATTATACTTAGAACCAACTAAGGCTACTATTCCTAAATATTGGAAAGAAACACAGTTTAATGTTGATTATCCAAGTGCTACCGCCAAGGGAATTTATAATTTTATTACAAAAGAATATCCAAACAGAGAAATAATTATTGCGGTTATTGGTAGAGGATTGGTAGGTAAGCAGTTGATAAATATGCTAATTGACTACGGATATACTGTATGTGAGTTTAATAGTAAGTCTAATTTTGACATTATGAAAACACATTGCTGTGTATTTGCTGATATAGTAGTTGGATTAGCAACAGAACAGATATTTAATAGTCGTGAATGTGCAGAACTGCGTTCACTCAATGTACTATTAATTGATAGTGGTAATAATTTTGAAACTAAGGATAAAAAGACTTGTGGCAAATGGACTAGAGAAGTTATAATCAACAGAATAAAGGAAGATGATTCGTATGGGTATGATTTTTGAATATTATGTATTAAATTATAATCATGATGTTAGACGTGTAGAAATGTTTAATATTTTTGATAATATTTCATTAAGTGAAGCCGTTGAAAAAGAAGTTCGTAAGTACATACGTTCACCTAAGAATTATTCTTGCTATAATTTTGGAGCAACTAGAGAAGATGATAAGAAAGTATATGGTTTTCATGGTTTATGTCATGAGATAAAATCATTGATAAGATGGCAAGAATGGTGCAGAAGAGAGTATGAAATTTCTGTAGGTGACGCTTTTGAAGATGATATTAACAAGTTAGAAAAATGGGATTGTTATCAGCAATGTGAACCTAATATTGAAATTATTGCATATACAGTTATAAGACAGTATAAAGAGCAGATTAAGAATAAAAATAATGGGTGAGAATATGACAGTTAAGGAATTATTACTTACTACAGGTGGTTCAGTTAAATATCGCATTGAATCATATGAAAGATGGAATGAAATGTTGACAAGAGGTATTGTCGATAATATAATTGATTTTAATAATATTCCATATGGAGAGTGCGAGGTAGAACATATAAGTATCGATGATAATGAAATGGTGGTAATGATATGATAAAAAATTTATTACATAAGTGGCATTGGTTTTGGTTTAAACGTCATACAAAGTGGCTATTGACAGAACAGCGAGATATGGTGTATAATACATTATATCAGAGTATCAATGATTATTTAATGGATGATATTAATAAAATATGTGTAGTCAATAAACCATTTACGGAAGATGACGTAATTCAATTATGTAATGAGATAGAAAATAATAGCTATTATAACAAATGGAGTTATAATAAATTTGAGAATGGAGTAGTAATTAAAGATGATAACATTTAAAGATATAATTAATTTAAACCCAAGTTGCAGTATATGTGTTAATAATGTAAATCTTGTAGATTTATATAATAACTCTGATAAGTATATTATTACCGATATGAAAGTATGTGGTATTAATAAATTGGAATTACTCGTTTGTCCTAAAGATGGATGGGAAAAGAATTAAAAAATGTTGACATAGTGATAATAATGTGATACATTATAAATATCATAAGATAACAAAGGAGGATTAAATAAAATGGCTAATATCTATGATATAGACGCTAGATTGGTTACTCTACTCGATGAACACTTTGATACTGACGATGGTACAATCTATGAGTCTGAGGAAGAACTTGCCAAGAAAATTGATGAGGTTGCATTGGAACTTGATAAGAAAATTGAAAATATCGGTTGCTATATCAAGAATCTTGAATCCGATGTAGAAGCTCTAAAGAAAGAAGAGGATAATCTAAAGAAGCGTAGAAAATCCACTGAGAACAAAATCGAGGGATTAAAGAGATATCTTGACGGTTATCTTACAGCTTGTTATCCTAATGAGTCAGATAAGGCTAAGTGGAAGTTTAAGACAGCTAAATGTCTGTTGGGATTTAGAAAGTCTACAAGCGTAGAAGTACCTAACATCGATGAATTGGATAAGGAATTTATCAAGACAAAGACAGAAATTAGCGCTGATAAGACAGCTATTAAAGATGCAATTAAGAGCGGAAAGGAAGTTAAGGGAGCGTTTCTTAAAAACAACCTTAATCTTAGTGTGAAGTGATATGGTAGATAGTAGTTTAGCTAATAAGTTTGATGAGCGATATGCTATACTGTACGTAATGAATTATTTGTCAGATTATGGTATCGTAGTAGATAAAGAGGATGTATTTATCGTATGGTCATGTAAGACTGTACAGAATAGAAAATATATTCTAGGTAATAGAGTTACTGATGATATATTTGAGCTTACTCTTAATGGTGATGATAGAGAAGTATATATCGATGTATATCGTAAGACCGATAAGAAAATAATACAGCTATAAAAATTAAAGTAAACATCCGCAAAGCAATTAAGTAATGCGGATGTTTACTCAATTAAACGGAGAGTAAAATACAAAATGGAAATTGTTAAGTTATTCCATCCTATTCTTGGAAAGAATATATATCAGCCTAAAGAACAGACAGATATGCAGTCAATATTGAAAGAGTTATACAATTATCAGCAATTAGATAAGGATTGTAAGAAGCTCACTGATATGAATTTGTTTCAGTTTCTTAAAGGCAGTAGAAAAACATCGATTATTGAGTCAGAAGAGGTAGAAGTAGATGACAATACAGACGTATAATGCGGATTGTTTTGACGTTCTAAAAGATATTCCTAACGATTTAATAGATTGTGTTATATGTGATTTACCTTATGGTATGACTGCTCAAAAATGGGATAATATTATAGATTTTAATAAGTTGTGGGAAGAATATAAACGAATTTGTAAAGATAAAGCTAATATCGTATTGTTTGCTAGTGGAGAGTTTACATATAAACTTTATAATAGTCAGAGTGACTTATATAAATATAAACTTATATGGAAAAAGAATGTACCTACAGGAATGAATCAAGCTAAATATCGCCCTATGAAATATTATGAGGAAATATTAGTATTTCAGAATAAGAAAAACAATCCTATATCTATCAAACCTACCTATAATCCGATAATGAAGCCTAGAGTAGGTGAAAGAAAAGATTGCTATAAGTATAATCATTATTGCAGTGGTAATAGTCATATACCTAATACAATAGATAAACAGAATATTAAGTACGACCCAAACTTAGTAAATCCTAGTGATGTATTAGAGTTTAATGTCGTGCCTAATCGCAAGAATAAGCAGCATCCCACTCAGAAGCCTTTAGAGTTGTTAGAGTGGTTAGTTAAGACTTATAGTAATGAGGGCGATATAGTATTAGACAACTGTATGGGTGTAGGAACTTGCGGAATGGCTTGTATGAATACCAATAGAAATTTTATAGGTATAGAGAAAGATATTAAGTATTTTGATATAGCTATAGATAACATGAAGAAAATGCAAAAATCATCTAAAGTATATCTTGACTTTCAATGTTAGATATGATAAGATGTAAATGTAGTCAAGTAAAGGCTACATTTAATGGACTATAGCCAAGTGGTAAGACTGAGGATTTTGACTCCTTGATGCGTGGGTTCAAATCCCACTAGTCCAGCTATAAGTATAGTGGCGGAATAGGTAGACGCTCCTAAATCAAGTAAAACAGGAGCCAGTGTTTCCAAAAACAGGTTTTGATTGGGTTACCGTGTGTGGGAGAATCGGACAATTGTAAGGTGCAAATCCTTACCTATACTTTCTTAATTAATAAATGCGAAAGGAAACAACTATGGATAATATGACAATTGAGTTACCATCATGGGCGAGAATTGGTCAGATGGTTTATGTAAAGGACGTTAATTGCATACGTGGTGATAATCCTAATAATTGGTTTAAAGAAAGAATTATCTCATTTGGGTATGATGGTGTTTTTCATCAAGCCGCATATTGTCCTGTGTATTATACTCACTTTAAAGATTATGGTAAGAAAATCTTGTTAGAAGATGATTACAATAAATTAAAGAAAGGCAGAAAGAAATGATTAAGATTATTAGAAAAGGTACTAAGCAGACAGTAGAATGTGAAGTATGTGGGTGCTTGTTTAGCTTTGAGAATAGTGATATTAATTATGGTGACCAACGTGACCCCGAGAGAACGATAAAGTGTCCTCAGTGCGATAATATAATCGATTTATGGAAATATAACAGATAAGTAGGTGAATAACCTACTTATTTTTTATTATAATAATATTGACATTGGTGTAAACATATAATATAATAATTATATGTTAAGGAGGTATTGAAAATGCATAAAGGAAATATCCATAAAAAAGAAACATTTGAGGATAAGTTTGATAGAAATTTTGCTTGTTGGGTGAAGAACAATCGTAAAGCATGGCATTGGTGGAAACGTAAGGCTAGAAGAGATTTTCGTAGAAAACAGAAAAAAGAACTTGACAGTATGATGGAAGAATTGTAAGATTAATATATCAAAATAAATTTGGAGGTAAACAAATGAGAAGTAAATGGTTAGTAACACTTGAATACGAGTATGAACGTGATAATAAGACACGTAAAACTAAATTTGTTGAATTTGAATCTAAATATCCTACCGAAGAAGAAATTCGAGAACTAATAAAAAAGAATGTTAAGATTGTCAAATATGAATTTGGTAATGCTGAAAATAATTACAGCTGTGAGGATGAAATTTATCCCACCATTATTTTTATGCAAAGACTTTCATATGATTTAAAGAGGTAGAGGAATGAGTTATATAGAAAAAGAAAAATTAATCAAAGCAGATTTACTCAGTATAGAGAATAGAGTCCGTCATGCTTTTAATCAAGGTTATGACTTAGGATATAAAGAAGGAAAAGAAAGCACTAGGAGTGATAACTATAATCAAGTAGTAAAAGAGCGTAATGATGCTATTGACAAATTACTTAAATGCCGTAGTGAATTAAACGAGATAAAGTCAATCGTTGATGAATGGAATAATGATACATATTCAGATTATATTTCTTATAATTGTATGATTAAGATTGCGGCAATTATTGATAAAATAGAAAGTGAGAAATAATGATATGCAGATGTTAATTGATATAGATGAAGATTATGTCAAAATAATAAATAAAAATGGTGCAAGCAATTATGCTGAAGAAGTAATTAAAAACGGTACACCCCTTCCTAAAGGGCATGACAGGTTGGTAGAAGAACGTGCAGTAGTGAAAGCCTTATTTAGTCATAAAACAATAGACGATGTACCAACAATCATAGAATCAGATAAGGAAAGTGAGGAAATATGTCAGAGCTAATAGCAATCTATTTGGTAGGTTTTGTAGGTGGAACATTGTTCGGATTGTCAATTGCATTTGCAGTATGGGTATATAAGCATAGAAAGTGAGGTAGTATGACAAAAATAGAATATAAGCCTCATTGTGGTAAGTGTGGAGCATTGATAAATAAAGAAATATCATATCGAGATATTATAATCGAGAGTAAATCAATTAGTGATTATTTGTACCCAAGTGATATAGTAATTGAACCATATAGATGTGATTACTGTGGCGAAATGTTTAATCTAATTGAAGTAAAAATGCCGAAAAAAGATGGAGAGATAAGAATAAAGTAGTAATTAAGAGAGTCATCGTATAAATGATTCTCTTTTTTATAAAATAAGCGTTGACGAATGTGTAAATATTTAGTATAATTAACTTATCAAATAAAAGAGAGGTAGAAGAATGACAAACGGAGAAAAATTAGAAGAGATATTTCCGAATCTGGAATATGAAGTCATAGACAATACAGTGCTTACTAATATTGATAATGGAGTGTGGTTTAGTCTTGATTGGTGGAACGCAGAATACAAAGAGCCAAGAAAAGGTTATCTATCCATTGATGATGTAATGGAGGTATTTGATGATTTTATGTGTGGAGAAGTGGACGAAGATGGCATAGACACATTTGTGGAAATGTTAAGAGATAAGGCAGATATGAGAGAGGTAGAAGAATGACAAGAGAAGAGGTAATAGAGGAAGTTAAAAATTACGAGAACTATCCCAATGGATTATCAAAAGAATGTAGGGATTATGTCGTCAAAGCCCTAGAGCAAGAGCCAAGATGGATTACTGTTAGTGAGAGGTTGCCCGAAGAGTTTATATGTGATGATGGATATGTTGAGCCGAGTGATTATGTGTTAGTTTGGGGAAATCACGGGAACTATGGTGTAAGCAGATATTGGGGTAACAGAAAATCTAAAGCAGAAAACCCAAATAGTTATAAGGATTGGATGGACTTGGATTGGGTAGTGCAAAAGCCGATAGCATGGATGCCATTGCCAAAGGCATATAGTGTGGTGGAAAATGACATATAGAGAATTGTTTTATAAAGCCACAAGACTAATCAATAATGACAAAATCACTTTAGGCGAATATGATGAAATGACTAAACCACTTGATAGAGAGGTTGAGCAAGAGTCTATACTTGATAAGCTAAGAGCAGAAATCGAAACTAAATATGGACAGTGTTCTATATGTGAATATGACTCAGATTATGGTGGAAAATGGTATCAAGTAGGAGATATTGCTGATATATTACAAATTATTGACAAATATAAAAATGAGAGGTAAAATAAATGATTAAAAAGTTCTTGCTAAATTTAAGACTTTGATATATGATAAAGAAGTGGGAATACTCACATAGAAAATGGTTAAGATTGGAAGGAGAGGTTAGAAATGGTAAGTAATTTAAAGTTAGGCGATACGTATTATACAGAAGATGGTTATGGTGATGTTGCGGGATATATCTTTGTAGCACGACAAGGGCAATTCATCATTGGCGTAGCAGAATATATGGGTTATCCTATTGTAAGCCAACTTCATAGAATGTGTGAAGAAACACTAGAAGAAGATGGAGTAGATATGTATATTCATTATGCTGATAAGTGCTATCCAACATACGAAGAAGCCGAAGCGGTTATAATGGGAAGTGAGGATTGAAAATGACCAAGGCAGATTTAATGAAATTCGTTGGCAAAAAGGTTACTGTATATTTTAAAGATAGAGAAAGCATGATATACGGAACATTAGGATATGTTGATGAATTCTCAGAAAAGTACGATTTTCGTAAGCCAGATTATTTTTATATCAATCATATATCATTTAAAGTAAGTCATGTGAGAAAAATAGAGTGGGAGGAATAAATATGTTAACGTTATTTTTATGGGCGATTTCAATTGTATCTATTTTTACTGATTTATTTAATGTATCAGCAGATGCTCAGTCTATCGTACTTGCAATATGTATAGCAAGTGATTTAAATATTTTAACTAGACTTTTTTGGAAGTGAGAGGTAAGATAAATGTTCAAGTATCTGTGGATAATTATTTTAATTATACTTTGGATATTGTGGTTATATTCAACAGTAAGAGATTGTATTGAAGTATTCAAAGAACATATTTCCGATGATATTTTAGATTTTTGCGACAATATAAAAATGAGTAGTTTTACGTTTATATTTATGACAGTACTTTTTATTATCGGCTTTAGTTTTTATGAATGGCTAATAAGTTATGTCTTTATAGAATAGGAGTGGATTATGGAAACGTTTGTCAATATTTTAGAAGTAATTATATTGATTGGTGCGGCAGTAACAACAACAGCATTTGCGATTATGATATTACATTTACTTAAAGAGGTGTTAGAAGATGGGAATGTCGATTGATGAGACAATCTCTGAGTTTGAGATTTTAAAGAAAAATACTTTCGGTTATATGAGAGCTAATCAAGCATTTAAAAAAGCAATCGATACCATGCGTAAATATCAGAAGATAGAATATTTGATAGAAAATAGGAAAACCTATATGAAACTTCACTATACAGATGAAGAGATTATAGAGAAAATTAAACAGGTAATCGAATGGGGATAATGATTAAATCACCAATATTCTATGGTGGTGAAATAGATTGTATTCTTGGAGAAATTAGTATTGATGCTCTGGATAAGATATTAGACCTTATAGATGAATATATAGAATTAAGAGAGTAGATGATACAATTAGTAGAAGGATTGTCATTTGATGAGGGATTGAAATTTAAGATTTTACAAGAAGATTATACTCGTCTTAATGAAGAATATATAGCACTACGAGATGATTATGACCATTTAAAGGCTAAAATGACAGATGTAATTGCAGAGTTGTTACTAGAGCTTGGAGAAGCGAGATATAAAGCAAATATAGAAAATTTTGAAGGTTCTAAGAGTGATATTATGCATCGTATCAATCAATACAAGGAGAATGAAGATGTTTTTTATTGATACAGATTATTTAAGCAAGAAAGATGCTAAAATTCTTAAAGCACAAATTGAACAACAAGCTAAAGAACGTAGGATGCTTGAACTTGATTATAAAGCTAGATTAAAGGCTGATATGGTGGCTATACTAGAGGACTTGGATTTACAGATTGACGAGTCAGCATCTTACAATCTTGAAGTTGCAAAGGTGCAGAGGTTGATTAGAGATAAAATCAATGATTTGAAAGGTAATGAAGATGATAACTGTTGATGGCAGAGAGATTAAATTTAAAAACAAGACGAGAGAAGAAACTGTAAAAATAATTATTGATGCAATAGAGAAAGGTTATTTATCAGATGAAGTGATACATCAAATACAGCTTATTTGCGTTTGTGGTTGCTTGTCAAAAAAAGATAATCAATGCGCTAAAGGGAAATAATAGTGGATAAGTTTAGAAAAACAATTTATGTGTTGGCAATGATATTGTCGATTTTGGATTTAATGTTTGGTATGTATAATAAAGATACTTACTATATTGGTATGGCGATTATGGATTGGCTTATAAGTATGTCATTAGAACGAAAATTGAATAATTGAATAATGGATATAGTTAGAAAGACAAGATTAAACATCTTGTCTTTTTTATTTGATTTAAATCAAATTTAGTAATTAAATTGTTAAGATATAGTTAACAATTATGTAATAAAGTACGTAATATTTATGTAATATTATACATATTTTTAACCAAGTTATTTGACTGAAATCAAATAATATTGTCAACCCCCTACGTTAAACCTCTCCCAAACTCTCCCCCCACCCTCAATCTAATCAAATATACATAGGATAATAGATATAGATGA